GTTGAAGCCCTCGTAGTCGGTTTCGCCGATGGTGAAGCCGTTCAGCACATACACGATGCTCGGGGTGTTGAACGCTGCCGCGTTGGATTTGCGGGTGGCGTAGGCGACGCTGGTAGGTTCACCGATAACGGCGATGCCCAGGTGGCCGCCTTCTGCTGCCCGCGCCATGAAGGTCTTGATAAGCGCGTGAACGGCGGCATCGTCGCTGTCAACGCAAATCGTGTTCCACTCGGTCGCTTCGAGCACGGTCAGCGCATTGCCGTAGTCGTTGGTTGCGACGGTCGGGGATACGCCCGCGGTTCCAAACGCCTGCTGGGTCACGGCGGCCAGGATGCCGTTGCCCGCTGCTGCCTTGGCTGCAGTAACAACGCAATCTGGGCTGGCGTTGACGGCGGCTACCAGGGCATCAACCTCTCCTGCGTTGCCCTTGGCGAACAGCACCTTGCACAGCTCTTTCGTGCCGGAATAGATGATGCACTCACGCTTCGTGGTGTCCGCCAGGCTGTCCTTGATGGTGACGGACAAGGCGCGGGTGCCCGCGTGCTTGGCGGTCAGGGTCACGACTTCCACCGGGGTAGCCGTGGTGTCTTTCAGCTTGTGGCTGGCCTTGGTGCCGCCCGCGCCGACGCGCACAGCTTGGATGCGGGACGCGCCGCCCATGAAAACCTTTTCCAGCACAGCAACGTTGCTGCCGGTGCCGCTGTCGTCGCCGTACACGGAGGCGATCTCGGAAATGGATTTCAGTTCGACGGCCTGGCCCAGGGGGCCCCAGTTGGCCTTGAAAGCGACGCCTACCACGCCGCTGGTGATGCCGGGCAGTTCCATTGCGCCGGACTTTTCGGAACGGAAATATACGCCGGGGCGCACTTTGGTTTCACCGATGGAAAAACTTCCGCTCATTGTGGATTACACCTTCCTCTCTGCAAATTCCTTGATGACTTTCCGGGCTTCCCCTATGGAAGCGCGGATGATGCGGTTATAATCCAGCGCCGCTTTTGCGACGTCCGGGTGATAACCGAACAGGTGCAGCGCGTTTTCGGCCAGCTCATCCGCCTCGTACAGCGGTTCTTCCTTGGCCGGGGGCTGCTGCTGCTCTTTGGTGATGGTCTTGGCGGGTTCCTTGTCGGGGGCCTTAGCCAATCCCTTGGTATCGGTTACGTCTTTGGATGCCATTGTCCTTCTCCCTTCTATGCGGTTTCGGTCGGTCGCTTTTGTGTCAATCGCCGGGCGCGTCGAATTCGTACTCGACGTGCGCCTTTCCCAGTTTTTCGCCGGTGCTCCATGTAACGAAATGTTCATCCGGCTGCATGACGCGGTAGTTCCCCGCTGCCTGTATCTGACCGGTGACGATGTAGTTCAAATGCGGTTGAGCCCTGAACGTCCGCAGGAACAGCGGCGAGCCGTCCTCCATCGGGATATGCGGGGCCAGCGCGTGCGCCGTGTTCAGCGCCATGATATTCTGCTGCCGGTCCCATGCGTTCTTGCTGTAAACGTGGCACTCAACGGAAATGTTCAGCCATGTGTGCGTGAAGTGCTTCCGCTGTACGCCCTGAGAAGTGAGCCGCCAGTAGACCGCCGGTCGTTCTTTCGTGGGTTCTAACCATCCGTCGAATTCATCCTCGCCGATGATTACCGCGCCGGGCATAACCGTCCGCGTCCATGCGTTCAATGCTTTGATGGGGTCAGGTGCTTTCGTGTGCTGGCAGGGGCAAGCTACCACGTCGAAAATTACCGTGACGCCGATCGTCCTGGGTGTTTCTTCTGGCTTATTCTTTATCTCGAAAGCATCCGACCGCAGCCAGGAAAAGCAATATGCTATGTCGTCCGCTCGGGTGAAAGTAGCGTGCAGCAAACTGCGCAACCGCGCTTCGATATCCTCGGGTTCAGCGCCTTCCATGGTGTCGCACCATGCGTTGGCGGTGAGGATTCCGTTGCTGTTTCGCGCCGGGTTATCCTGCATATCCAGGATGTAGTCGATGCGCGGGTATTGTGTGTCGCTGCCCCATTTGCTGCTGTCTGCGGGGGCCGGACGCTGGTAAAACACCGCCGCGCCGCCGTTGTAAACGGCTGTGAGCTGGGCCAGTTCAGGGTCGTTCCGCAACCGGCGATATATCGCCTGGTACAGTTCCATGGGTGCGCCCGCCTCCCTTCTTCATCGAGCGTTCGCCGTGGATACCCCTGCCTTTAGGCATGGGGAGGAAACGGCGCTCCTTTCTACAATATAGCCTCTTGATTTTTCTAGTAGTGACAGTTTCTTGTGGGATGCCGACGCATGAACTTTTTCTCCGTCTAGCATCCGCAGATCAAAGTAGCCGGCTTTGCGTCTGCCGCATACGAAACACTCCCTTCCCTCGTACAGAACCTTGTCAAAGAGCCTAAACCCATGTACCATGTATGTCGCTTGATTCAGTTTCTTCTTTCCTCCTTTCAAGATGGTTGCCTTGTGTATCTGGCGATTGTGTTTGCGTATATTTCGGATGGTATACCATGATTCGGATAGTCTCGCAGTCGGATGTCCAGCGATGCACAGTGCGTCTATACGGTGTTCCTTCGATAGTCCATTACGAATACGAGTGTTCTTCGTGATGTAGCCATATGTGAGCGATACGCTTGGATAGGTGACTTTGAGCCTATTGTAAAACGCCCAGCGCATGATTCCCATGAATGTGGCGTCCCGAAAAGATGATTGTCGCTTTAGGTTTAATTTCAGCGTACCCACGTGATAGGAATTATGGCAATCCTCGCAAAGAGTTATAAGATTGCCAGGAGAATCACCGCCAGTCTTGCGCGATTCGATGTGGTGTACATTTAGGATTTTGCCCTTACACCCTTTCTTGCCCTTGCAGTTATGCCCGTCGCGGAATAGAACGTATTCTCGTACATTCCAGAAGCCCAGTTGATCGCCCTGCTGGTAGCCATCTCCTTCTATTGCTGGGTTCTTGATTTTCTGAATGTCGAAACTAGCAACCTCCGCTACAATGTGTGTTATCGGCAGAATCTTGTGTGCGCGCTCAACCGCTCGGAGATGAGCGTCTACTTTGTGTTGTACGCTTGGCGCAAGCCCGCCTTTGTCTTTTTTGCGATTGTTGAATCGTGCTGGGCGGTAGCGTAGTCGGTTTCGCCTAGTGCGGCGATTCTGGCGGCGCGTGGCAAGGAGATCAACGATGTCGTTGCGAAGTTGTACCTCCGCTGAAAACAATTCCACTGTGTCTGTCGATGCGGATAATCCGATTTTCTTGCTCCCTGCGTCTACTCCCAACGTGATCGGCTGCTTGTTCTCGCCTGTGGCGATTGTGAGTTGAATCGTAAACGGCGTGCGTTTCTTAACTTTTGCTTTGCCGTCACGGAGAAGTATTCGTGCTTTGCGCGGAGTTGTCGGCATCAACGGTTCCCCGCGCATGTTTAGTACATAGACTCTCAAGTTATGTCTCCTTTCAGAGTTGAAATCCATCGCCAATGTTATCGCAAGGTTTGTTGTCGGCAACACTGTTCCTACCCATCAGAACTGTTTAATCACCGACCGCAGGGCTACAGACTTGGATTTACATCCGTAGGTGCCTATGTATTCTTGCGTAACGTAGTGCTCGAAGCACTTAGGCTAGTCAATCAGGGCTTTTGCAAGCCCCCGGCTTTAGCCGTGGGGTTATTGACTGTCGTTGTTCGCGCCGCTAAAAGCTGATGTGCCAGGGTTCCTGGTAAATCGCGATGATTTGCGGCATCGCCATTTCGATTATCCGGTCTCGGAACGGCCTTGCGGCCATGTGGATGGTGCCGTACTCCAGCGGTTCGGCATATTCTGCGTTGGACCGGATGCCGGGCTGGTGCGACGAATCCGTTATCGGCGAAAAGCTGCTGCCTCGCAGGTGCCCGGTTTTGACTGCCGGTGGTTCGCCCGGCGCGGATGCCCGGTGCTTTCCGTAGTATTTACCGCTTCGTGCGCCTCGAAGCACGTTGTTCTTTGCGTGCATCAGGGCATTAGTGGCGCGAAGGCAGCGGCTCGGCAATTCAGCTTTCACCTGATTCTCCACCATCTGCGGGAAGTTGGACAGGTTAATCAATATCGCCATTGATATCGCCCCTCTCTTCGCAATAGTAGGTCGTGAAGATGCTCATTTCGCCTTTGTCGTGCGCTGCCTGTACGCGGAATTGCCTTGCCGGTTTCCCGGCTTCGCTGAACACGAATATGTCGTTCGGCTTCGCTTTCGGCTTGCCGGTATGAAAAATGGTATGGGTGACGGTGACGCCCATCTGGTTGAATCGCTGCTGCTCATCCGGTTTCGCGATGGATAAAATGCAGCGGGCTTCGCCTATCTGTGCTGGCGGCTTGTACCGCTCCCGCCCAATGTCGCTGGTTTCCGGTTCCGGTCGGTAAATGCGAAAATCTTTTGCGAACGATTCAGGCCGTTTCGCGCCTATTGTTCCGAATTGCATAATTATACGGCCCCCTCGCTGCTGTCAGGGTAGGGTGGCTGCACATATGGCGAATTCTTCATGCCGCGGTGGAAGTAATGGCCTCCGTCCGCGCTCTGCACGCTATCGGAAACTGCTCCGGACGTGGGCAAGCTGGCCTCAATGTCTGCCGCCTTTTTCAGTTCGTCCCGAAGCGCTTTCCACCGGTCCGCCCGCTGTCCGAGGCTGAATGACGTGCCGTCGTTGCTCCAGTTCGTTTCGAACGATAGCTTCATGCAAACCGCGTCCGCCAGCTTGAAAAGTTTGCGGGACCACCGCCGCGTATTCGGGTCGCCGATGATCGCTTGGATTTCTTCGTCGGCAAGGAAGCACGTACTCGCGCCGCCTTCTACCGCCGTGTCGCCGAGCTCAAACCGCGCCTTGCTCACGCTTTCGGTCGCAATTTCTGCCGGGTCATAGGTGTATGTCGCCACGCCCTATCGCCCGCCCTTCC